CATAGATTTTGGTTCTGAGGGTTTAAACTTTAAAACTAACCCACATGCTACATTAACAAACATTGCGTCAGTATTTTTTGTATTAGGCTAGTATGGCTGATAAGCAACCAAAACGAAATAAAAAGAACTTCCGCCCCACTAAATCTGGGGCGGGAATGACTCGTGCTGGAGTCAAGAAATACAGAGCCATGAACCCTGGTTCTAAACTAAAAACAGCAGTTACAGGCAAAGTTAAACCTGGATCTAAATCAGCAAATAGAAGAAAATCTTATTGTGCAAGAAGTGCAGGTCAAATGAAACAATTTCCAAAAGCTGCAAAAGATCCTAACTCAAGATTGCGTCAAGCTAGAAAAAGATGGAAATGTTAAAACCAACAACAGCTCGCTAAATGGCAAGTATATCTGATAAAACAGAAATAGGATTACCTCTTAAAAATTTAATTGGTTTACTTGGTGTAACAGCAACAGCAGTTTGGGCATACTTTGGTGTTATAGAAAGATTAAATAATATAGAAACAAGAGCAACACTATTTGAAGCCGATCTTCTTAAAGCCGCAGACCAAAAGCCGATTGATCAAGAACAATATATGCTTTTAGAGTTTACCTCTGCACAGCTAGAAAAAGTCACAACAGAAATGGAATCTATGATGAACAATAGAGTAAATATAGATTTCTTAAAAAAACAAGTTGATAAACTACAAAAAGACGTTGAGGAATTAAAAGATAAGGTAAGACAAAATGGTAGTCATTAAAACAATCGTAGCTTTATGTATGTTTGTTAATGGAAATCTTGACGGACATATGATGTCGGAAAATGTTAGTGATTGTCTTAAATTAAAAAGAGAGGCAGAGAGAAATCTTGCACCAGATAGAAAAAGCGTTATTCGTTTTGAGTGTGGTTTTGTAGAGGCAGAACTAGAACCAGATATGGAAGGTAATTTAAAAATTAAAAAGATACTTCGTGCTAAAGAGTGAAATAAAATAATGGCAGCAAAACTTCCAAATAACCAATACTTTACTCCTGTTAAAAAAAGAACTAGTATAGGTAATTCTTCTCGTTCAAGACCTAAGAATAAAAGAAAGAGGCTATCATGGAAAAAATACAACCGACAAGGCAACAGATAATAGAAGACGTTAGACTTTGGTCTAAGAATTTTTTAGAAGTATCTAACGTACATTTAGGTGGCGTTCCTGCTTGTCCTTTTGCTAAAAAAGCATGGGCTGATGATAAAGTTTGGATCGCTGTTAAAACTAAATACAGCACTTACAAAAAAGAGCTAAATGATTGTATTAAAAATTTAAATTTTTCACAGAAAGATATATTAATATTTTGTGATCCTTATTATAGTTATTCTCCCGATGAACTACATTTAGCTACCGAAGATTATAATGAATGGTACAATAGAAAAGATATATATTTTATGAGTTTTCACCCATCTAATCCAGCAACTGTAGATGAGCAAGAATTTTTAGTATTTCCTACTGATGAGCCAGATACAAGCGATTCTTATCCCGAGCATAAATATTCTATGATGCTAGTACAAAAGTTCTCGCAATTACAACAAGCTTCTGATAAATTGCACAAACAAGGTTATTATAAACTATGGCCTGACGAATACTATCGAGACGTCGTAGTATCACGTGATAATAAATACAAAAAGATCAATGGAGGTCTATCATGATGGGTAAAAAGAAAACAGCCATGAAACGTGGCGGTAAAGTTGTTAAAAAAAGAGGTGGCGGACCAGTTAAGAAAATGGCTAAAGGTGGCGGCGCTATCAATCAACATAAAGCTATGGCTATGGGAATGATGAATGGCGGAACAGTTAAGAAACGTGCTGGTGGAAGTGGAAGAACAGGTGAAATGATGTATTCTAGAGGTTATGGTGCTGGTGAAAAATCTAAACGTACACCTACAATGTTAATGGATCGTGGTCCTTCAGGAATGAAAAAAGGTGGTCGTGTTGGTAAAAAAGAACAAGGCTATAAAGATCGTAAAGACGAATCTATTGCAATGAGAGTTAAAAAGAAAAGAACAAAAAAACAATTACGTGCGAGCGCTAATGAGTCTTATGGAAAATTTGGAAGTAAAGCTAGAAAATCTGGTAAGATAAATAAATAATGCCAACTTATGCTAGCACAGCAGCTTTTGATTTATCTATTGATGAAATAGTTGAAGAAGCTTTTGAACGATGCGGTTTACAAGATCGTACTGGTTATCAACTTAAAACCGCACGTCGTTCATTAAATCTTTTATTAGCTGAATGGTCTAATAGAGGTTTAAATCTTTGGACAATACAAAAACAAACTGCTGCTCTTGCGGCTACTACGACGCAATTAAGTGGTACGGCTTTGTTTGGAACAGGAGCTAATGATGCTTCTCAAATTGTAGAGATAACTGATATTGTTATTAGAGACTCTAGTAATAATGAATATTCTTGTTCTTCTATTAGTAGATCTACGTATTTAAACTATACTGTAAAAACAACAGCAGGTAGACCTACTCAATATTATTTTGAAAAAACTATAAACCCTACTTTATATTTATATCCCGCTGCGGACCAAGCTTATACCGTTGTTTATTACGCAATGCTTAGAATGAAAGATTCAGGAGACTATACTAATAATAATGAAATACCTTTTTCTTTTTTACCATGTTTAACAGCAGGTCTAGCTTATTATTTAGCTTTAAAATATGCTCCAGAAAAAACACAAATATTAAAACTAGTTTATGAAGAAGAGTTTAAAAGAGCTGCTGATACAAATAGAGGAAATGTAAGTTCTCATTTTGTGCCTTACATTGGGATAACAGGAGGAACTTATTAATGGGGAGATATTCTTCAGGTAAGTTTGCTTTACGTATTTCTGATAGAGATGGAATGGCTTATCCTTATAATGAAATGGTACAAGAATGGACAGGTGCTTGGGTACATCGATCAGAGTTTGAACCTAAATCACCTTTATTAAATCCGACCAATCATCCAACTGATGCTCAATCTTTACAGCATGCAAAACCTCAAATAGTTAGTGTAACAATACCCCTTGGAGGTATTTACATAAATGATGATCCTACTTCAACAAGTATGAGTCAAGGAGGATCTAATGGTGTTTCCCCTGCAATTGGAGCTAATAGTTTTCAAACTGTTTTACAAACAATACAACAGTTTAATCCTATACCTGCACCAGGAGCTATGGAAACGGTTCAAGTTAGAACCATGCAACCTCTAAATGGTAGTTCACAAGCTAATCAAGATACTATAATAAACACACAACTAGGCACAGCAACAGTGGTAATATCATGACGACATATGCAGAATTGGTAGATCAAATAAGAAGTTACACAGAAACATCTAGTGATGTTTTAACCACAACTATAATTAATGATTTAATTAATCAAGCAGAGCTTCGTATTTTTAGAGAAGTAGATCTTGATGTATTTAGAGCATATCAATTTACAACATTAACACAAGGCAATGAATTTGTTACGCTGCCTGGAGCTACTCCAAGTACTATGTCATTTGTTAGAACAGCATCTATTTATCCAACTGTAGGAACAGATGCTAACGTAAGAACATATTTACTACAAAAAGATATTAGTTATATGACTGAATACTGGCCTAATAGAACCACACAATCAAAACCAAAATATTATGCTATGTGGGATCAAAACACAATATACCTTGCTCCAACTCCAGATACAGCATATAAGATAGAGTTAGCTTTAAATCGTAATGAAACAGGTCTTTCTACCACTAATACCACAACATGGGTTAGCCAGAATGCGCCACAAGTTTTGTTGTATGGTTGTTTAGTTGAGGCTTTTAAATACCTCAAAGGACCCTATGACTTGCTTGCTCAATATGATAAAAGTTATCAACAAGCTGTAGAACGCTTGCAAATAGAACAACAAGGTAGACGAAGAAGGGACGAATATCAAGATGGTGTTATTCGAGTTCCTTTGCAGTCACAACAACCATAGGAGATAAAAGATGGCTATATCACAAGCAGTGTGCAACTCTTTTAAAGCAGAGCTTTTAGAAGGGAAACATGATTTTGCGAATGGTGGACATACTTTTAAAATTGCGTTGTTTACATCAAGCGCAACTTTAGGAGCAACAACTACCGACTATTCGACAACAAACGAAATAACAAATACATCTGGTTCGGCTTATACAGCAGGCGGTGAGACTTTAACTGGTCAATCGGTTACAGGTGGTTCAGGAGCATCAACAGCTTATGTTGATTTCTCAAATGATCCTCAATGGACTTCTGCTAGCTTTACAGCAAACGGAGCGATGATCTATAACACTACAACAGATGGTGGAACTGGAACAACGGACGCAGTATGTATTTTAGCTTTTGGTTCTGATTTTACAGCAACTAACGGCACGTTTACAATTCAGTTTCCAGCACCAGGTACGAGCACAGCTATACTGAGATTATCGTAAGGATTTAACATGGCATTGATTATCAATGATCGTGTTAAGGAAACCACGACAACAACAGGTACGGGGACCGTGGATCTTGCAGGAGCAAGCACAGGTTTTCAAACTTTTGTCGCTGGTATCGGTACAACTAATACAACGTATTATTGCATTACGATGCAATCAGGTAGCACGGAATATGAAATAGGAATAGGCACTGTTACAGATGCAGCTACTGATACATTATCAAGAGACACTGTTTTAGAGAGTACAAATAGTGATAATTTAGTAAATTTTTCTGCAGGTGCAAAAGATGTATTTTGTACATATCCAGCAAGGAGGGCGCCATCCCCTGTCATGGATCCTACAGCTTATGTTACTACACATAATTCTACTATCAGTGATACACAAACAATGGACTCTGGCGTTTTAGCTGGACCCGTATCCATTACAGGGACACTGTCCGTAACAGGGAATTTATTTATTTTATGAGCACGCTTGAAGTAAATAAAATTATACCACAAGGATCAGGCACTGCTCTTCAAATTGGAGAGAACGGTGACACCATAACGTTGCCAGCAGGAACAACAATAACATTACCTAACGGATCAGTTACCAACGACGAACTAGCAGGTTCTATTGCTAATGCAAAATTAGCGAATTCATCAATTACAATTAATGGATCATCTGTTGCTTTAGGTGGCTCAACCACTGTACAAGCAGTTTTAACATTTCCAACAATCAGTTCTATAAATCCTAGTGTTATAGAAAACACACAAACAGCAGTTACTATAACAGGAACCAATTATATTTCTGTTCCTTTTGTCGATGCAATTAATTCTTCAACAGGAGCTATTGTGTCAGCAGACTCAGTATCGTTTACAAGTGGAACAACTATTGTAGCAACATTTACTTTACCTGTAGATGGCACCTATTTTCTTCGTGTAGAAAACAATGACGGACTAGCCGTACGATCAGGTTCAGCATTACTAACAGTATCAGACGCACCAGCTTGGCAAACAGCGGCGGGTAGTCTTGGTAGTTTTGCTGCAGGGTCATCTGTTGGAACGATTACCATTACAGCGACAGATGCAACGTCTTTTGCTGTAACATCTGGGGCTTTGCCTGGAGGTCTTACGTTGAATAGCGCAGCAACTAATGCTACAATAACAGGAACAGAGTCAGGAGCAACAAGTGCTACGACGTATAACTTTACGGTGACGGCGACAGATGCAGAAGGCCAAACGGCAGATAGAGCATTTAGTATAGCAATAACTGTAGGACAAATAAATAGTATGAGGTTTGATCCATAATGGGAACGTATTTAAATAGAACACCAAGTAGTGCAGGCAACAGAGGAATTTGGACTGTATCATGTTGGATAAAAAAATCTAATCCAACTCACAGAACAGTATTATTTGGAACACCAGGTTCTGATAATAATTCCACAATGCAATTTATTTTGCATCAAGATAGTGGTGTTAGGTTTGGAGTAAATTCCTTTAATGTATTTACAACTACAAACACTTTTTTAATGCGTGATCCTTCTTCTTGGTATCATCTTGTATTGTCTATAAATACCTCTGAGGGTTCTTCTGATAACAGAACAAAATTTTATATTAATGGTGAAAGATTTACTAATTTTGATGGAAATAATTTAAATAACATTACTAATGGTTTTCAATATGGTTGGAATAATACTATAGCTCATACTATAGGAGCAGAACCTACACTCGCAGATTATATGGATGGATACATAACTAATTTTGTTAATATTGATGGTCAAGCACTAGGTCCTTCTTCTTTTGGAGAAACAGATTCTACTACGGGTGAATGGAAACCTAAAGCAGATTTATCAGGTCTTACTTTTGGTACTA